ATCTGAATTACAAAAAGCAGGAGTCACGCCGGGTGATCCGATAAAGGTAGGCGTGGTAAAGCTAGAATGTTTTCAAGACGCCGGAATGACTATTTCAGTTAATGCAGGGAATTTAGCCAGTGTTGATTATAACCCTTCGTATTTTGATGTAATATTTGAAGCTCCTGACCCAAATCTTAAAAGACACGCTCGACTCACATTATGTTATGCAGGGGGAAACGGGTCAGAATTTATAAACGCAAATATTAACGGGTCAAACGGAGGAACAACATTACTTGCACCGTTCAGAGATTTTGTATTAAAAGACATTCCCTTTGATGATTTAGGTTTATGCTGTAGCCCAAATACAATAGACGATCCAGAAGATTTAGGGGGGTGCGCGATGTTCCAGTACCAAGCTCATACTGGGACGTTAAAATTTAAAGGTGACGAATATGCAAGTTATCATACTTGTTTCGCAATAGAAGAGGTGGCAGGGCCGGGGGAGAATGACGAATTTTTATCGAGAAATGGAGGCAGTTCGTATAGTTACGATTCTAGCAGACTATTACAAACTGGAAGATGCGGAACAGCAGGAGACTCTACATGCCCCAAACCAAACGGTCAAATCCAGTGTTGCAGCGGTACAGGAAAGGGTGACTGTGTCCCTGAAAATTCAGCTTGGTTTCAGGAGACAGCTATGAAGTTTGTTATTGCCATCGGCTTTGACCCTCGCTCCCTTCAAGGTGGAACTTTTTTATGCTCTTCCGTAGACAAGAATAATAAGCAGAGGATGGGTAAATATGTCTGGAAAAGATATACCGCGCATGGAATGCGTAAAGGTCAAAGAGTGCATGGAGTTGCCAACACAGTATTTGAAGAAAATGCCCAAGAGGAAGTTACTGTTTGGGACACTAAGATTGACGGATCAATCCTGCAAATAGAGAGTTTCATGACGGTTACTCAAGATACGATTTACGAAGCTCAAGAAATTTGGCGGCAAATGTTTACAGTATTTGATCCTGACAGTGAGTATAGGGAAATTTTAGAAGCAGAAGCTGGAAATCGGTCTTCCGGCGCAGTTGTTCCACAAGATGGAGAATTAAGAAAGTTAGCTTTAGAGAAGTTGACGACCATAGCCCAATCAATGGGTTTTGCCATTGAGGGTGATAATTTTGTTTACGGTATGACCTTAAGTGCTACTGACACAGACGGCCCAACGACCTCACAGCAAACCATGACCGTAGAAGCAAGAGTGTCTTACGATAATATTCTTAAAGATATTGTTGACCCAAACGGAAGTACGCTGAAGAAGGATGTTGTGAGTGTTGACGTTAAGTATTCCGTCGATGGAGCCATAAAAAGACACGCATACGTTGACCAAAATGGGAATCGACAGATTGAAGACTACGACCCAAGCTCCGCTTATTCCGCTCAAGTAATTAGCGTCGGAGTCTCCCATAAAATGTACTTCATGAATGATTGGTATTTTGAGTACAATGTTGGAAGTTCCAGCACTACGACAACAACCATAAATGGAGAAGAAAAAACTGCAGAAGTATTTGCTAACATGTCTTTGCAAAAGAAATTTTTTGAAGACAGATTTATTTTTAACACTTCCTTAGATGCATCTGGCAACTTTGCTTTAGGGGTAAAAATTAATGGTAGTAAATTTCAAGCATCAGCAGGTAAAGCAAAATTTACACCACAAGCTGGGGTAGTTTGGCAGAATGGAGAATTTGCACCAACGCTTGGATGTAGTATTCTCTACGGAGAATCTATAAAAGTTAATTACAATGCCCTAACGGGTGGAGCTAAGTTCTTATTTAACTATTGCCTTAAAGGGGGGCCAATTCAAGGTCAAAATTACGACCTAACAATGAAAATTTTTGGGTCACATGATACATTAACGGGTGCTTCCCAAGCTGGATTTGACGTTACGTACAATCATGCCATTTTAAATTTTAAAACTCTTAAATCTAAAATATACTTTAAATCAAATGCAAGAGCGGTACTCGGCGTAAATGTTCCCCAAAGTGGGCTTTTGGCAACAGGAGGTATTTCTTTTGATGTGGGAGCAAGTGTTGCACTTGTTTATCAAGCCAGTTGGTTAAAGCATCTTGATATTCCATTTATCATTGGGTTCGGTCCAGCAGCAGGGTTTGCTTTAAGCTCTTACAATGGAGCCAGAGGTTTAGCTGGTCAAGGTATGGGGGGGACCGCTTTCGATATGGTCATGGGTCCATTCTATATATCTTTTCAAATAGTTGATCAATTCCGTCACGAAATGGAAATAAGGCATCACGCTTTCATGCATGACGTGCCCGTTTTAGGAAAACTAACTAGTTTAATTCCGGGGCTCTCAACTTTAGGAGACAAAGAGACAACGCAGGAATATATTGCGAGAGTTATACCAACAAGAACAGCTAGAATTATTGAAATATGTAAAGGTCAATATGATACACATGCAGTAAAAGAAATTGCCAACTTAGATTTGCAAGTTGAGAGCAACTTGCAAAGCTCAAACCCGTTAGTAACAGTTGATGATACGGGACAGGTAGCTCAATTCAGTAGTTTAAATGCGTGTGATAAATCAATAGTGTTATACCACGCAAAGTTTAGGGAGAAAAAGAAATGGTTTGAAGATAATACTTTTTGTGATTTCTTGGACACTTGCTTTAATTCGGCAAGAATGACCGCTGTGGCGGGTGCTGGATTAAGTGCTTATCAACGCGTTGCTGATGGAGCATTTTGGGACCATGAAAAAGATAAGGAGGAGAGCGGGGCTTACACAAATAGAGTTCAAAATGTTGCTGAGATGATGAATACTGAAACGGAAACGTTTGACGTATTGAGAGATACCAATGATCCAGACGAAATCAGAAGACGAGCAGCACAGGTTTCCGGAAGTCTTTTAAATAAACTAGTTAGAGTCGCTAATCCGATTAGAGCTTTACAAGCGGTAGCCCGATTATTTTTTACCATAGTCTCCACAATTGCCCAATTACTAAAAGTTGTGATCACGTTAGGAACTTTGGGGGCAGCCCGAAGATTTATTGATAGGTCATGTCCAGAACTAAGAAAAGTACAAGCTTCTCAAGCTAAACTCGCTGAAAAAACATTAGCCACTTATACTCAAATTACTAATTGCGGAGGCAACACAAAACTGCATAACTGTTCAGATTTTCTAGATAATTGTTTAATTCTAGGAAAAGCGATGGACATGCTCAGGACGATGAGGTATGAGTTTTTGACAATGATTGGGGATATGGGGCTCGTTGATCTTAATCAAGCGTATAATCCAACCGCAATCGATAACGGCATTGCTGCAGGTTGCAATGCTGATGATTGGACGGGATGTAGCGCAGCATTAGAGGCAGCTTTCAGAGATGCTTGGCAGCACGGCATAACGCACGGCAACAAGAGAGACGCGTTAGCGGAACTTGGAGCGATACGAGCTATGATGACAACCGGGGCAGGGGCCGACCTTAATAGGGTATGCGGAGTTAATCCCGTAGACATTTGGGACAAAATAGAAGGACCAGATGGGACACCCGCTTGTGACGAAGTGGAAGATTGGGCAAGAGATGATCAAGCACCTAAAGTTAGGCAAAGAGTCAATAGTACATTTAGCGAAGTTGACACTAGAGGCAGAGCTAACCCATGTAAGGTCATAGATGCTTATAATGGTTGGTACTCTGGGCAGTTGGTCATGCTTGAGAGATGGTATATTGGGATAATGAAAATCCTTAATAACCCTTTAGCTACACAACTTACTTGGGACGCGACACCTAGGGATTTTGGTAATGGTAGTTTTACGAGCGTAAAGGACGCTCAAGACTGGTGTAAGGCGGTAAGGGATCAAATTTGTTACGTGCAGACCGGCGGCAAGGGGCATAGTGCTTTACAATGGATTAAAAGGTATGAAGTTAAATCCGCAGCGTTCAGCCGTGCGAGGGGTTACACAAATTTAACCCCAGAAGATAAAGAGCGTGTTGATAATTGCGTTGGCCTTACGGGCGTATGGGTAAAATCTTTAAGATTTGAAGTGATAGCTAGGAATATAGCTGTTTATAAATCTATTGAGGACGATCATTACGAAGAGCATGGCCGGGATGAATCCAAGGCAGAGACCATTAAAGCTAGATTATCAAGTGTTTGGTCAAGTTCGCCGTACGCGGTAGGGGGAAATGATTTATTTTGGAGCGATCACGAGGGATACATTGATGTGATTTATTTTGGTACATTACCCTCGTCATCAGCAAGAGAAACCAACCTTGCTAAGGCTTTCGGAAAAAGTAGCAGTGGCCGAGCTTCGGCCATGGGGTTACATAGGGTGACTGGTGAAATAAATGGGGTCATTGGGATGAAAACTAGTATAATCCCCACAATCAATGACAGACAAAATTGTTACTATTGCGAGGATCGTTATAACCTTATAGGTAGAATACCTTAAGTTATTGACTCACATTTTTATTGCTGCTATAAATTTTCGATGTCGAATCTTCACTCTGTTCGCTTGGAAAGACACGCTTTGTCGGGAATTTTGCAACATCCGACAGTGTTTTCTAACGTCCAGAGCTACTTGTCCGAAAAGAGTTTTCATTCCTCACTTCATGAAACAATATTTTTAGTAGCAAAGCAGTCTTTATTAAATCAAGAAAAATTAGATAAAGTTTTAATTGCTAATAAAATTAAAAATTTAGGAGCCTCTTTTGATGATGAAGTAAATGTTTTTGATTATGTAGAAAATTTATTTTTATCAGTTATAAATGAAGAAGCCGCGCAAGAAGCGTGTGATGAAGTTTCAAAACTCTACAAGTGTAGAGAATTAGATAAAGTCTTACAGGATTCCAGAAGTCACATTAAAGATAATCTAAATGAGAGCTTCAGTAATATAGCTTCTGGGTGTGATGCTATTTACGGTAACCAAGACCTTACAGATGACCTCGAAGATAAACCTATGCAACCCTTTCTAGAAATGAAAGATGAGCTAGAGGAGAGGGGCAATAACCCTCAAGATGAAGAGGGAATCAAAACTCCTTACGAAAAATTTAATTATTTTTTCGGGGGGCTTAAATCGGGAAATCTTTATTCTATTATAGCTAGACCGAAGCAAGGGAAAAGTACTTGGCTAAATGACATATGTTATAAAACTGCAAAAATAAATAATATAAAATGTCTTATCCTTGATACTGAAATGCCGACAAAAGAGGTGATGTTTAGAATGGCTTCAGCTAGAACGGGAGTTCCGCTTTGGTATTTAAGCACGGGTAATTATAAAGATAACCCTGACATGTTTAAGAAAGTTACTGCTGTATGGGACGAGTTCAGGGAAGACGGTTTCTATTATCATTACCATGTAAGAAATAGAACTATTGACGAAATCGCCTCTCTGATACGTAGGTGGTATTACAAAGAAGTCGGAAAAGGTAATCAGTGTGTTATAGCTTATGATTATATTAAACTTACAGGAGAAAAACTTGGGGCAAATTGGGCAGAGCATCAAGTAATAGGTGGTAAAATAGACTCTTTAAAAAGGATTGCGGAGGAGATTAATGCTCCAGTTATCACAGCACTTCAGCAAAATAGAAGTGGAGATACTTTTGGGAAAGATGCTTTGTCTATTGTGGATGACTCAACAACAGCAGCTTTGTCAGATAGAATTAACTGGTTTGCTACACTAGTTGCCATTTTTAGAAAAAAGACTCCAGAAGAAAGAGAGCTAGACGGAGAAGAATTTGGGACACATAAGCTAATTCCTGTTGAAATTAGAAGCATGGGAAAAGCTTCCGAGACATATCAAGACAGCTTAAGAAGAACTATAGTGCAGGAGGTTCACGGGAGAAGGATAGAAACTACAAAATATTTTAAAAATTATATTAATTTTGAAGTTAATAAATTTGATATAGATGAAAAGCAGAGCTTGAGAGAAGTCATTGACAGGGAAAATGAAATCTTTAATGATCAAGACTCTGACCCTAACGATCTTGGGCTTTTATAATGGAGGAGGAAATCAGAGATGTTTTAACAGGGCTGGGCTATACCCTTAGAGATAATGGTAAAGAGTTTCGCGCTCGACCCATTTACAGAGATTCCGGAAATGATAACTCTTTAGTTATAAAGAAGGATAATGGGTTTTGGATAGATTACAGTGAGAATGTAAGAGGATTTTTACCAGACTTAGTAAAGATAACTTTAAATTTAAACGATATATCTGAGGCTAAAGAGTATTTAGAAAAAAATGGTTTTGATTTAGAAAGGAAAGAGGAACCTAAGCCTAAAATAAAAGATAGAAGAATCTTTCCAAAGGAGTACCTCGATGAGCTTTTGCCAGACCATAAATACTGGATAGACAGAGGCATTTCTAAAGATACTTTACGCTTATTTAAAGGGGGGGTTTGTGGTAAAGGCATGATGAAGAATAGATATGTATTCCCCATTTTTGACTCTAAAGAAAAGCTAGTTGGCTATAGCGGTAGATATATATATGAAAGAAAAAAGAAATCTTTACCCAAATGGCTGCATCGAGGAGATAAAGGATACTGGAAGTACCCTTTGTTTTTAAATTTTGAAATTTTAAAAAATTCTAATTATGTAATTTTAGTAGAAAGCATCGGAGACATGCTTTCCTTATGGGAGGCGGGAGTAAAAAATGTCATTGTTGTTTTTGGTATAGATGTAAGCTTGGGGATATTAAATTTTCTGATTAGATTTGATATAGATAAAATAGTGATTGCATTCAATAACGATAAAGATAATAATCTGGTAGGGAATCGCGCTGCAGAAAAAGCAAAAAATAAGTTTTTAAAGTACTTTGACGAAAATCAGATAGCAATTCATTTACCTGATGTTAAGAATGACTTTGGGGAAATGTCGAAGGAAGAGATTATAGAATGGCAGAAAAAAATAAAAATGTAGGACAAATACTGTCAGCGTCAAAAATAAAAACTTTTGAGGATTGTAGTTGGACTTACTGGGCTAAGTATCATCTTAAACTTCCTGACCAAGCCAATGAAGGTTCTGCTAGAGGTTCTATTTGTCACCTTATATTTGAGCTTTTAATGAAGGATCGTCACAGAAAATATTATGACGCTATATTAAAAGATCATTCTATAGAAAATTGTCCAGCAATAATTCGTCTTATAAATAAACATTTAAATAATTATAATTTTAATACAAAAGACAATTATGAGCTAATTGATAAAATGATTTACGTTGGCTTAAATAATGATTTTTTCGAAGAAGGGGGAAAGCTGGGTGAAGCTGAAGTAGGCTTTATGATAGAGAATAAGCGTTTAAAATATAAAATAAGAGGATTTATAGATAAACATGCTTTTCATGGAGATACTTTAATAATCACTGACTATAAATCTAGCAAAGGTAAATTCAAAGGAGACGGGCTACACGCTAACGGTCAAGCTATGATGTACACGTTAGCTGGAAGAAAATTAAAGAAAGGGATTAAGAGGATCAAAGTTCGATTTCTTTTTTTAAGATTCCCTAGAGCTCCAATTCAAGAGCTTGAGTTTACTAAAGATGAAATATCTGGATTTGAGCATTACTTATCTTATATAAATGAAGTCGTAAATAACTTCAGCCAACAGGACGCAACTTCTAATTATGCAGCGGATAAAGCTGAGACAAAATGGTTTTGTGCTGCTGGTAAAACTTGGGTCTGCCCCTTGAGAGACTCATATGATTTTTACGCTTTATATGATGAAAACGATAAACTATTAAAGACTTCAAAAAAGGATGATTTAGTAGCGGGAGACAAACAAAAAGTAAAGAAAATGACTTACTTGGGATGCCCTAGACATCACGCGAATGACGCCTCTAATGTCATCGTAGATTACAGCGAGAAAGCTGAAGCCGCCAAGGTGGAAGTTAATAATAAAAAAGACCCTTTTGATTTTGATGTTTAACGTTATCCCTTTATTTAAATCTCACTACAGCATAGGTAGGAGCATACTGACTCTTAACGAGTTAGGGGAAAACAAAAGTTTTGGTGCTGACTCTATCTTTGACATCCTTAAAGAAAATAAAGTGAAAGACCTTTTTCTTCTAGAGGATAACTTGAGCGGATTTTTACAAGCTTATTTAAACTCTAAAGAAGCAAAAGCGGAGCTACATTATGGGCTTAGAATTTCTTTATGTAATGACGTAGAAGACAAAAGCCCTGAGTCTTTAAAGAAAACGTGCAAGTTCGTTATTTTTATAAAAAATACTGAAGGCTATCATGATTTGATTAAGATTTATTCTTTCGCAGCCAAAGACGGCTTTTATTATTACCCTAGGATTGATTATAAATCTTTAAAGAAATTTTGGACACCGAACTTGATGTTGTGCGTCCCGTTTTACGACTCTTTTATTTTTAACAATTGCCTTCATGACTCTTTATGTATTCCAGAGATTGATTTTACTGACCCAATATTTTTTCTGGAAGATAATGACTTACCGTTTGATAATTTAATTTCGGAAAAGGTAAAGGTTTATGCCGAAGGAAAGTTTAAGACTTTAAAAACTCAAAGTATCTTTTACAAAAACAGAGAAGATTTTAAAGCATACCTGACTTTTAGATGCATTAACAATAGGAGTACGTTAAATAAACCGGGACTAGATCATATGTGTAGTGATGAATTTTGTTTCGAAAGTTGGAAGGAAAAAAATGGTTCCGTTTAGGCCAAAGAAAGTAGAAAAAGATTGGGGCCACGAAACATGGTTAGCCAATAATGAGGGGGAAGATTACTGTGGTAAGATTCTTTTTATTAAACAGGGGTGTCATAGCTCAATGCACTATCATGTAGATAAGCATGAGACATTTTATGTCCTAGAAGGTGTTTTACGTGTGGACATGCTGCACAATAAAGAAGAGCCAAATCATCATCCGTTTACTATGACCTGTAGACAGGGCGAAAGCATGGAGATGGAGAGAGGTCAAGCTCATATGTTAATGGCTCAAGACGGGGATGTAACGCTTATTGAAATAAGTAAATTCCATAGAGATGAAGATAGCTATAGGCTTTTTAGATGAGTAATAAATTATTTAAATTTGATTCAGATACCGTTTATACTTTTGTAGACTGCGAGACCCTTAACCTTTGTCTTCATTCTTGCCATAATCTTCCTTGGCAAATTGCAATGATTAAAGTTAAAGGTAATAAAAAAATCGATGAAAAAGATTTTTATATTAAGTGGGATACAGATTTAAAGATAAGTAACGAAGCCGCCCGAATCACAAGGTACAGTCAAAGCAAAATAGATAAAGACGGGATTAAACCAGAAGAAGCTTTCCCGACAATTGATGATTGGTTTATTAATTGTGATTACATTGTGGGTCATAATGTTTTAGGTTTTGATATCTATTTAATTAAATCTCTTTATAAACTTTTTGGAAAAGATTATAATTTTATCACAAATAAAGTCGTAGATACGTTAAGTATTGCAAGAGGTTATAAGCTTGGAATTAATTATGATTTAAGTAATTCTTTTTTGGAGTATCAATATAAAATGCTCCACACTAGAAGAAAGGGGGTAAGGACAAACCTTACCGCATTAGGAAAAGAATTTAATATAGATCATAATTACGAAAAGCTACACAATGCTATTGTGGACTTGGAGCTAAATTTAAAAGTTTGGAATACCTTAAAAGCAAAAACATCTATGTAATATGCCATCATTTGACTACGTATACGATTTAATCGACAAGTTCAAAAAGGAAAATTTTAGTTTCGTAATGTCCTTTCTACAGAAGGGCAAAGAAGCTGATCAGGTTCATGTATTTTACGAGTACAACACTAAAGAGGAAGCTGTGGAGATAATAGACGCTTTAAATTTGACTATAGATACGATTAGGCAAGAGATAGGGGAAGAAGGAGGAGAGACGGACTTTAATGATGAAGACGAAGGGTTTTTTAACTAATTATGAGTAAGTTTTTTACAGACGAATTTAAAGCTTTAGACTTACCCATACATGGAGTAAGGCTCCCTTCGTTTGACATTGACGTTAAATACAAACGCCAGAATAAGGTTAGTGAAGACGTAGATAATTTTACTTTTTTAAAATCTATATGTCTAAATGGATTAAAAGAGAAAAATGTTAATAAAAAAGAATATAAAGAGAGATTAGATTACGAGCTTAAAACTGTTTTAGATTTAGGTTTTACAGACTATATGCTTTTAGTATGGGATGTTATAAATTTCTGTAGAGAAAGTAATATCCCAGTTGGGCTTGGCCGAGGTTCTGCGGCAGGTAGTTTAATTCTGTTTTGTATTAATGTTACTCAAATTGACCCTATCAAATATGGATTGTTCTTTGAGAGATTTATATCTAAGACTAGAGCTAAGAAAAAAGTTGTTGACGGGGTAACCTATCTAGATGGTGCTTTAATGTGTGATGTTGATCTAGATATTTGCTATTATAGACGTCCAGAAGTTTTAAGTTATCTTGAGGAAAAGTTTTTTGGAAGGACTTCTAAGATATTAACCTTAAATACTCTTAGCGGTAAGTTGTTAATAAAAGAGTCCGGAAAAATAGTTGGACAAAAAGAAGAGTCCGAGATGAACAGGATAACCAGCTTTATCCCAAAAGTTTTTGGTCAAGTCCAAGATATTGAAACTGCTTATGAAGAGGTAAAAGAGTTTAAAGAGTGGTGCGATGAAAATAGAAGCTCTTATAACATAGCATTAAAGCTTAAATCTTTAATAAAAAATAAAGGAATACATCCTTCTGGAATTTTACTTTCTTATGACTTGATGGATGGGACTTGCCCTACGGAGCTTTCTTCAGATAAGTCTACAGTTTCTTCCTTTGATATGAACTGGGCTTCCATTTACAACCTTAAACTTGATGTTTTAGGTTTGAGGGGTGTAACCGTTTCTTTTAACACTTGCGAAAGCCTTGGCACAAAAATGTCAGATATTGATTTAACAAGTGAAGAGATTTACAGACATTTTCAAGACCTTAGACACCCTCATGGATTATTTCAAATTGAAGCTGACCTAGCCTTTCGGGTTTGCAATAAGGTTAAACCGAAAAATCTAGAGCAATTAAGTGCGGTACTTGCTTTAGCCCGTCCGGGAGCTATGAAGTTTGTTGATCAGTACGCGAGTTACGTTAACGAAGACGTTTACGAGCCAATTCACCCTTTCTTTGATGAAATTTTATCATCAACTGGGGGGGTTTGCTTATACCAAGAGCAAATGATGCAGATGGCTAATAAAGTTGGCTTTACGTTAGATGAAGCGGAGATTCTTCGCCGTATAGTTGGTAAGAAAAAAGTTTCCGAAGTAAGAAAATGGAAAAAGAAGATTAAAGAAAAAGTTAAAGAAAGCAATTTAGATAAAGAGATAGGAGATATCCTTTGGAAAGTATTGGAAGACTCTGCAAATTACTCCTTCAATAAGGCTCACTCTGTTGCTTACGCAGCTTTAGCAGCCATAACGGTTTACTTAAAGTTTAATCACCCTAAGAGCTTTTTTCTTTCCTTACTTAAAATGACTAGAAATGAGCCTGACCCTATTAACGAAATATCAACAATACAAAAAGAGCTACCTTATTTTGGGATAAATTTATTGCCACCTCATATTTTGAAGTCAGAAATGGATTTTACTATTGAGGGGGATGATATTAGATTTGGGCTTTTGTCAATTAAAGGCGTTTCAGAAAAGTCTATAGAAAAAATTAATAATTTTAAAAATGAATACTCTAATAAGTTTCAAATTTTTCAAGCAGCGGAGGAAGCTAAAGTTAATTTAGGAGTTCTCTGCGCTCTGCTTCAAGCTGGAGCTTTAGATGGATCATACAAACAGTCTCGCAGCAAAATTGTTTACGAGGCACAACTTTGGAACCTCCTTACAGCTAGAGAAAAAAAATATGTTTATCAGTTTGCTGAAGAGTATGATTATGATTTAGTTAAAGTTATCAAAAAGCTTATAGAATTTGAAGATGAGAAAGGAAAGCTTGTCATCAAAGAGAGCAGATTAAAAACTATAAAGAAGAAGGCTGATCTTTATAAAGAAATTTTTATTTTAAATAGTAAATCTGAGGAATTTGCTAATTGGTACTATGAAAGGTATTTACTTGGGTATAGTTATAGCTCCACTCTAAAAAATGTCTTTTCTAAAAAGAGACAATCCTTAGTAAACATTTCCAGAATGTTTGAAGTAGACTCTGACATGTCTGTTGTTTGCGCTTGTGTGGTTGAGAAAGCCATAAGTAGAGTTTCAAAAAATAATAATAAATATCTTAAATTAATAGTCTCAGATGAGACAGCCAAGATAGACGTAATGTTGTTTAGTAAAAAAATTGAACAGTGCATTGACATGAATACAAGAATCCCCAAAGAAGAAGACATCATTATTGTTAAGGGATTGAAGAAGAATGGGGATATACCCGTTATTTGGGGGGACGTCATAGGAATTCAGAGTCGTAAGGTTTATACAAAATTATCTCAACTAAAAAACAAATAATCCTTGACGCACTTTTTTATTCAAATCATAATACACCCCTATGATATCTTTCTATAAGCCAACTAAGAAAGGAACAGGGTCAGCTTGTTCGTTTTATTTAAGCCAAGATGGTGCAGTAATGGCCTCTTTATTGAGGCAGGACGGCTGGAATAATAGCACAAATAGAGCCTCTTTTTCTAAAAATAGAGGTAGCACTCAAAATAATATCGTAATCAAGTTAACGCCAATAGAGGTTAGTTCTATCATACATTCCATTAACACCTCTGAAGATTGGAAGGGCTTTCATAAAACTGCTGAAAAGTCTACATCTATTAAGTTTGGTCTTTATCGTGATCGTGAGACTGGCAGCCCCAAAGGAGGATTTACTTTTGGAGTACTTTGTACTTTCCATAAAAATAACGACCAAAAAGCTAGTATATTAATTGGATTATCTGAATCTGAGGTTATATACTTAAAGACCTTTCTTGTTTATTGCTTGAATAAACAGTTTGCGTTAAACGCTTTTAAACCAAAAGAAGAAAAGTCGCCAAACAAAAAACCCGCCCCAACTAAACAGAAAGCAGCTAAAGATGACTTTGAAGATGATTGGGGTAGCTTTGACGAAAAAGATTCTAAGTCGGAACTAACAAAAGAAGAAACGGATGAAATGTGGTAATGCGTAAAAAAAAAGTTCTTTTTCATAGCGATTATACCCAGTTAAAAACTGGCTTTGGTAAAAACGCAAAGCTAGTTTTATCACACTTATATAAAACTGGAAAGTATGATTTAGTTCAATTAGGTTGCGGTACTAATAAAGAGCACCCAAGTTTCAAAAATTTACCTTGGAAAACTATCGGTACTTTACCGATGTCCCAAAAGGAGATAGACGAAGCTCAAAAAGATGCAAAGCTTTTTGCGAGAATGAATTATGGAGCTTTTTGTATTGACGAAATAATCAAGCAGGAAAAGCCTGATGTTTATATTGGGGTTCAGGACATATGGGGTCTCGAATATTGTGTTGATAGAGATTGGTTCAATAAAATAACTTCAGTAGTTTGGACAACCCTAGACTCAAGGCCGATTTTACCTATCGCTGTCAGTAAAGCTCCTAAAATAAAAAATTATTGGGTGTGGGCTGATTTTGCTACGAAAGATTTACATAAGCTCGGCTTTAATCATGTTGAAACGGTTAGGGGCTGTTTAAATGAGAAGGACTTTTTTAGGTACGACGATAAGTATAGGTCACTTTTAAGAAAGATATTTAAAATAGAACAGGATGCTTTTGTCATTGGTTTCGTTTTTAGAAATCAGTTAAGAAAATCTGTTCCGAATTTGTTAAAAGGGTACGTTAAGTTTAAAAAGCAGCTTCCGAAAGATAAGAAAACTTATTTATTACTTCATACTAATTTTGATGAAGGTTGGAACATTATGAAACTTGCCGAAGAAAACGGCATAGATAAAAAGGAAATTCTTACGACTTATAACTGCTCTGCTTGTGGAGCTTTTTTAGCGAACGCTTTTGCTGGAGAGCAGCAGAAGTGCCCATTTTGCCAAACTGAAAAAACCCTTAATACTACAAGTGTTGGGGGTGGAGTAACTGAATACCAGTTAAACGAAATCTATAATTTAATGGATGTTTACTGTCATCCCTTTACTTCTGGAGGTCAAGAAATCCCGATTCAAGAAGCTAAATTAACCGAATTGATAACTTTAGTTACAAATTATAGTTGTGGAGAAGACTCTTGCGCTGAAGAAGCTCATTCACTTCCGTTAACTTGGCATGAATATAGAGAAGCGGGAACTGAGTTTATTAAAGCGTCTACAGATTCAGACTCTATATCCCAGCAACTTTTAAAGGTATACTTTTTAACTGAAGAGGAGAGGACTGAGATAGGAAAGAAGGGTAGACAGTGGGTAATTGATAATTTTTCTGTAGAAAAAATAGGACAAAGAGTTGAAAAGTTAATAGACTCTGCTCCTTTTTTCGAGGGAGAGCTTGAGATAAAGCAAAAGCAAAACCCCGACGCTGAAGTTGACATAAGCCTTCCAGAAAACGAATGGCTTACATCCCTTTACAGGGATATTCTCGCAATGAATGTTGACGAGAACGATGACGGATTTAAGTATTGGAAAGAGCAGTTAGCTCAAGACCAAAGTGATGAAAATGGGCCTATATTAAACGAGCAAAAAAGAAAAAATATAGACAAGTATTTTCGTAAAGTCGCTCTAGGAGAATTAGAAAAAGCCAGTTCTTTAAAAGATTATGTAGATGAAGATGATGAGCGTAAAAAAATCTTATACGTAATACCAGAAAGCGCAGGGGATGTTTATATGGCCACGAGCTTGTTTAAAAATTTAAAAAAGACTTATCCAGATTACGACTTATACGTTTCCTGCAAACCTGAATACAGGAGTATACTAGATGGTAACCCTTATATTCATAAACATATTCCTTACTTTAAAGAGTGCGAAGATCACTTTTTAATGGAGGGTCAAGGCAACCATAAGGGCTTTTTTGATATACTTTTTTTATCGCATATGACGGCTCAAAGACACGCTAATTATACTCATAATGGTGAAGATAAAATTATGTTTGATTTAAAATCATTTTAGTGTGATTATGTAATGAAATGCTTGAGGTACAATTTAATAATTTTACAGAATTATACAATTTTATCACAGAGAAAGGTGTCGAGGAAACGCCCGTAATTTCTTCTTTTAAGAATAAGGTAGAAACTATTAATAAAGGCTGTGGTTGTGGTAAAAAAGCTAGAACCAAGAAAGCAGAAGAGTTTTACCTTAGCTTGTCCATGTCTATGGACTTAGTAACTCAAGATTCTATTAAGGAAAAGGCTGAGTCTGATATAGTAAAATTGTATCATAACGGAGCTTTATTTTTCCAATTCTAGTTTTTTTTAAAAAATATTTTAGATTGATTAATTTACTTTTTTATAGTAATTTAATTTTGACATGAAAATTCTGCCCTTTTTAATCTTAGGTTTTTCGATTCCCTTTAACGGAAACTCAGCCGAAAAAAAGAACACAACCGCAGAACATTTACAAAATGTTTCTGTTACAATTAGATCGGAAGGTCAATTCTCTAACGGAGAAGGTTCTGGGGTTATTTTTACTCGAAAAGATAAAGACGGAAACCAAGTAAACTTAGTTTGGACTGCTGCCCACGTTATAGATAACTTAAGGTCCACTAGAGAAGTTTTAGTTAACGGCTCAAAGAAAACTTTAGTAGAGTTTAAAGACCCGATGGTAATAAAAGAGATTAGACAAAACGGGAGAACTGTTGGTCGTTTGCAGATGGATGCTGAAGTTTTAAAATATTCTGACGCAGATGATGGGCACGATTTAGCTTTGTTAAGAGTGCGTAAGCTTAACTTTGTTACAGACACGGTAACCTTTTATTTAAGTAAAGAAATACCGGAGCTTGGAACAGACCTTCTTCATGTCGGCTCCTTGTTAGGTCAAATGGGAGCAAACAGCATGACGGATGGAATCTACTCTCAACATGGCAGATTAATTAAAAGTTTAAACAAATATGTGTTCGATCAGACAACCGTGACGGCTTTTCCCGGAAGCAGTGGGGGTGGAGTATATCTAAAGAAAGACGCTAAATACGTAGGAATGCTCGTAAGAGGGGCAGGAGAAGGGTTTAATCTTATTGTTCCTGTGCGTAGGATGGTCGATTATTGCGAGAAGCATAAAATTATGTGGGCCTTAGACAAAAGCGTTGCTATGCCAACAGAAGACGAATTAAAAAAGATGCCTGTTGAGCATGAACCTAAAGAAAAGGAAGAGGACACTGCCGACGAAGCTGAAGCTAAAAAGATGTTTCCATTTAGACTCAGGATTACTCGCAGTCCGGGGCATAAATGTGGACCTGAATGTTTACACCCTCAGATAATTTTTACTAGAGAGAAATAAAATCATCATTTATAAACTATAGGCTCCTTGTTTATTTTATAATCAGGGGGCTTTTTTTTAAAAAGTAAATATTAAATTTTAGATTTTTCTTTAATTTCGTGTATTATATTAAGAATGGAAATTGATTATTCAGATTGGATAAAGCAACAAGAGGTTGAAGCTAATGATCCCCAACAAGATCAGCAAGATTCAATTGATATTTCCAATAAAATTGTTTCGGCTCTTGACGCAAAGCTAAGTGAACATAACGATAGCAATCCAGAAAGAGGATTAACCTTAAGTCAGTTAAAAAACGTTTATAGAAACGGGGCTAGGGTTATTTGTGAAGATTGCCATCCCGGTAAGACCAATAATCAATGGGGATTAGCTAGAGTAAACATGTTTATTTTTGCCGAAAAACCCATTGAGAAAATTGAAAAAGAAGAAGAGCTAAAAGAAGCCGTTTTAGAAAAAGAGTGCTTTGCCGATTTCAAAGATTTAGACATATCGTTAGATTGGATTCCTTCAGATGAGATGTTTGAATTGGCAGACGAAGATGTGCAAAAATACGATTTAAACTTTTCTTATGATACCGTTGACGATCTTTACTTGGATAATCCTCTTTCTTCTAGTTCTTATTTTGATTTAGATTAATTTTTTAAGCATTTTATTATGCCTTTACCTAAACCTTCAGATGAAAAAGAGAGCGAATTTGTATCTAGATGCATGTCAGATAATAAAATGTCTAAAGAATTTCCCAACAACAAACAAAGGGTAGCTGTTTGCCACTCTATGTATAGAAAAGCAAAGAAGTCTAAAGGGTCAGTTGATTGGGGTGACGTGTCAGACGATCCTTTTATTATATATTAATTATGAAAACAAACAAAAAAACAACAAATAGGAGAAGAAAGAAACCGGCCAAAAAAGAAGGTTGGCTTTCTAATATTATCTCTAAAGTAAAAAATGGAAACGTAATGAAAAAGGCCAAAAGCCTTTTGTCTTCTGTAAAAAGTTGGCTTGATTCCGTGATTGATTGGGTTGACTATAACGAATGGAAAATTCACTCGGTACTAATTTTAGGTTTTGGTTTATTATTAATATGCCCAATTATTGAACCTTGGAAATTGGTTGGAATTTTAGCTATATTATTAGGGGTTATGCGCTTATTAATGAGGCGTTAAATTTCTTATTTTTTAAGCCCCGCGTTGCGGGGCTTTTTTATTTTATAGATAGCTACGATTTTAGTACCCTCTGGAAAGTAATTTTTTATGTTTTTATCAGTTGGATAAGACATCCAATGCCATTGACGTTCCAGTAAGCTTCCACTAACTAAAACAACAGCTACGTCTTCTTTATTTAATTCTGACAAGCTATTTAAATTTTTAATTTCATATCCATATTTTTTTATTATATTTTTTACTTCTTGAGGCCAAGTAATTAATACGGCTTCGTAATGTATTATGGATAAAGTATGTCTTTTTAAATTTCCTGTTGATTGTATTTGTATGCTAACGTCTTTACTAGTTACGTTATGCCCAAGGCTTTTTAACGCTTTTGATAGAGCTTTAGGGCCGCATGATGTATAATGCATTATATAATTTCTGTCTTTATCTCTTTGAGCATAATCTGGATGAAAGCCTATACATCCTTGAGATAAAAATATAGCAATTAAAGTAAAAATAAATATTACATAATATTTTTTTAATTTTCCCATCATTATATATTACACTTTTCCCAAAACAAAAGAGCTTGACTTTGAAAAATATAAACAGTATTCTTTGCGCGTATGACAGATTCAAATACAGAGCAAACTCAAAGTACCAATACGGACAGCAGATTCACTACGGTTAGGACAGTTTACGCTAGGGCGGCGATTGTACTTTTAGCTTTTAACTTCTGCCTCACGGGCTACATCGTCATGAACATGAACGAAACTACCCAACTACAAATTGATGGTCTTTCTGATAGGCAACCGATGGAAGAACCAACAATTAAAACGGTTTCTATGCCTACAGATGCAGTTACTAGTAGTCAAGAAGTTGAATCCCCTCAAACCCCAGTTCAGACAAGGGAGAAGTAAATTATTATAAAATAATTATTATAATTTTTCTTTTTAGATACCCCTTTTCGTATTAACTTGCGTTAAGGGGTGTTTCTTTGTAGATTATTAATCATGAACTCTAGCATCATTTCCGTGACCATGAAGGAGTTTACCGAAGGGGCCAAGGCTGGTGTAGATAGGACGGTCACAAATGCATTTGGCCAAGTGAAACAAAAAGAGGATTTTCCTTCTATTGGCGGGAACAAGTGGGCTTGTGATATAGCTTCTGCAATAGCAGAAGTAGCGTTCGCTAAATTTATTGGAGAAGATTGGATAGGGGGAGTAAATACTTTTCATAAACCTGACGTTGCCCCTAATTGGCAAGTTAGGTACACCGATAACCCTAATGGATGCTTAATCGTTAGGCCAAAAGAAAACTCTAAATTTAATGACAGGTACGTTTTAGTTAAAGGGACTAAAATTACAAAGACTTCCACCTATATAAGAGCAAAAAAGAAATCGGTGACTGTAGATAGATATGAACTTACTCCAGACTTTAGAATTGCGGGATGGATGCTTGGAGGAGACGCCATTAAAGATAAGTATTTGAAAAATCCTAACGGTCAAGGGGAGGCATATTTTGTACCCGAAAAAGATTTAATTAAATTTTCCGAATCAAAAGCTAAAGCTCTTTCGACTGCGCTTGATGATAGTTTTGATTTCTAATTATGGGGCAGGATGACAAAGGGAAAAAAAAGGCACGGCGTAAAGCGCAGAACAAGAATTATCAAGCAAGAAGAACTTTATTTAAGAGGAAGCTCGTTGACGATAGCGGTGGAAAATGTAAGGTCTGCGGATATAATAGATGCCTTAGAGCATTAGAATTTCATCACATTGACCCTAAGAAAAAAAATTTTCCGATAACTGATTTTATAAATAGTCGAACTTCTTTAGATAATTACGAAGAAGCATTGAAAGAGACAAAATTATGCGCTTTAGTTTGCAGGAATTGCCATGCTGAAATACATGCAGGTTTAGTAGAAATTAATGGCAAAAAATTAAAAAGAAAAAAGGGAAAAAGATTGAGTTAAAATGTCAAATCGCAAAGGTATAATTCTTACTGGGGGGCTTGGAACTAGACTTTATCCGTTAACTGGGATTATCAACAAACAGTTATTACCAGTTTACGATAAGCCAATGATTTACTATCCGTTATCCACGCTTATAAAAAATGGGATAAAAGATGTCTGCATTATATCTTCACCACAGTATTTAAGTTTCTATATTCAACTATTTGGAAACGGGGAAAGCTTGGGTTTAAATATAGAGTATCGTTTACAAGAAGCCCCCAAAGGAATTTCAGAAGCTTTTTTGATAGCGGAAAGTTTTATCGGCAACTCTAATGTTTCTTTAATTTTAGGTGATAACATTTTTCAGGGTGCTCAAAAATTTGAGATACCAGATAAGGGCGGAACAGTTTTCGCCTATGGAGTAAAAAACCCTCAAGAATATGGGGTTATTGATTTTGACGACAAAGGTAAGGCTCTTTCCATAGAAGAGAAGCCTAAGAAACCAAAAAGTAAATATGCCGTTCCCGGTTATTATTGTTTTGATAAAAACGTAGTCGAATATGCAAAGACGCTTAAGCCTTCGGCTAGAGGAGAACTTGAGATTACGAGTTTGATAGAAATTTATTTAAAGAATAAATCATTAAATGTAATTAAATTGAATCGCGGATTTGTTTGGCTAGATGCAGGAACTCCAGCCACCCTTCATCAAGCTGCCTGTTACGTTCAAACCCTGCAAGAAAGACAGGGGGTGTCAATAGGCTGCGTAGAAGAAGCGGCTTTTGAATCCGGCTTTATAGATAAAGATCAACTTGTCAAAGCGATGGAGTATTATCCAGAAAGTGATTACAAAGTATATTTAAAAGGCGTTTTAAATAATGAGTAAAACTTTAGTTATTTATTGTTACTTCAGGGAGACAGAAGCTACAAGATACTTCTTTAAGCATGGAGTGGAAGAGATTCCCTCTGTTGATTATATGGTTGTAATTAACCAACCGAATATTGATGAGCCCATTTCTTTACCTCAAGAAATTTTAAATTATAAAAATGTTACAGTATTAAATAGAGATAATAGTGGTCGAGATTGGGGTGCTTATAGCCACGCTCTTCAGCACTTAAAAGATAGTGAAGAAATTAATAATTATGATTATTTCGTTTTTTTAAACGAGACTGTTATCGGTCCTTTTTTTCCTCTTTGGGCCGACAATCAAAATTGGACTACAGCTTTTACGAGTTTAATTAATGAGAGAGACAAGTTAGTTGGATGCACAATTAATTGTAACTGTATGATTCCTGACGCTTATATGCCTCATGTGCAGACTTTTCTTTTTGCCACTGATCAGACTGGGGTAAAAGTTGGCTTTGACGAAGGGATATTTTCGAATGATATTTCAGATTTAAAATTCGATGTTATTTACGAAAAAGAAATAGGGTATTCTCGTGCTATTTTATCTAACAATTATAATATTTCCTGTTTGATGCCTTGCTATAAAGGGGTTGATTTTAGAAACGAGGAGCCGAAAAAGAAAGGGGGAGACCCTTGGAACGAAAACGCATATTTTTCTTGCAATATTCACCCTTTTGAAACTATATTTTTTAAGAACAATAGAAAATTTCAAGGGAAGTTAATAAATAATTTAATAAGTTGGAGTAATTTATGATAGCTATATTAGGAGCAAATGGATACCTTGGTTCCGCTTACGTTACTTATTTCACTGAGAATAGGATTCCTTACATACCTTATTCTAGAAGTAAGGATGGAGACCTTTTAGGTAAAGATAACCTTTTTAATTTTTTAAAAAGTAATAAGCCGACTTTTTTAGTTAATGCTGCTGGATATACCGGCAAACCAAATGTTGATGCGTGTGAATTAGATAAAGAGGCCACTTATGCGGGGAATGTAACCTTACCAATGATTGTTGGAGAAACGTGCGAAACCTTAAGTATTCCTTGGGGGCATGTATCTTCTGGTTGCATTTACAACGGTTACGATAAAGACTACGAAGAAACTGACGAGCCAAATTTTTCTTTTGATAATCCGCCATGTAGTTATTACAGCGGAACAAAAGCTGAAGCTGAAAGTAAAATAATGGAAGCTTTTGATAAAGTTTTTATTTGGAGACTAAGAATACCTTTTGACGAAAACCCAAACAAAAGGAATTATCTTACTAAAGTTTTAAATTACGATACTCTTTTAAATATTAAAAATTCCGTAAGTCATAAAGAGGATTTTGTAAAAGCCACTTTACAGCTTGTAAATAAGAAGTGCGATAGCGGTATTTACAATGTCGTTAATACTGGTCATTTTACCGCTTCAGATGTTTTAGCTTTATTTTTTGAGAAATACACAAACGGCTTAGAAGATAAAAATTGGAGGCTAATACAAAGTGTCGAAGAGTTTTATCAGGTAGTAAAAACGGTTACGCCACGATCTAATTGTGTACTGAGTAATAAAAAGTTATTAGACTCAGGAATAAAAATAAGACACGTCCATGAAGCTATGTCTTCTGCGATAGACAACTACACAATGGTATGAAAAAGATAACACACAATGGTATGAAAAAGATAACTTACTCAACAAAGGATTATGATTTTAATTCTTTAATAAAAGAATGGCTTCAGGTAGACGACTTAACTACCCTCCATAAGTTGTCCGACTATAAAGAAATTTTTTCTAGGGAAAAAGATCAAAGTAGCGAGTGGCATCAAACTTTTTATAATAAAATTAGAAATGACTCTTCGTTTTTTGATCTTTACGAAAGGTTTTTGGCCGACGTAATTAAACCTACTCATGAGGAAGGGATAGTCTATCAAAAAATTCCGACTTTTAGAGTTCACCTTTCTGGGAACATCGCGGTTGGCGAATGGCATAAAGACAAAGCTTATAGAGAAGATGGTTGGTCAGATTTAGTGAAGGAAATAAATTATTATTTGCCATTCACCGATACGAATGATGAAAATACTATTTGGGTGGAAAGTGAAGAAGATAAGGGCGATTTTTCTCCGATGATTTTAAAATATGGAGAATGTATGAAGTGGGATGGCGTAAATTTAATGCATGGTAATAAAGTTAATAGTTCAGATAAGACTAGGGTAAGCGTGGACTTTAGAGTTATTGATAAAAAAAATTATGTACCAAGTGAACACGGCTCAATTAACATGAAAATTCCATTTTCAATTGGTGGTTATTATAAGGAAATGTAATTATGAAAAAGTCTTTTTTTTCTAAAGATTGTATCCCGCTGTTTAAAGTTTTCATGGCTGAGTCGGCGGCAGAGAAAGTTTCTGAAGTATTAAGTAGCGGCTTCATTGGTCAAGGGCCGAAGGTAGACCTATTTGAATCTAAATTAAAAAATTGGTTTAAGAGTGAGTATGTGGCAACCACGAATGCTGCCACTTCCGCAGAACATTTGGCATTACATTTATTAAAAAAGCCTCATGGAGAATGGGGCGGTTTAAAAGATGGCGACGAAGTACTTTCTTCCCCTTTGACTTGTACTGCTTCTAATTGGCCCACTCTAGCAAACAATTTAAAAATTAAGTGGGTTGATATAGATAGTAATAATTTAAACGTAGACCTTGACGATTTAGAAAGAAAAATATCCCCGAAAACTAAAGCTATGATGCTCGTTCATTGGGGTGGTTATCCTATAGATTTGGATAGAGTTAAGAGGATACAGGAAAAAGCTCAAGAGATGTACGGGTTTAAGCCTATGGTTATCGAAGACTGCGCCCATTCTCTTGGCTCTACCTATAAGGGGAAAAAGATAGGCAATCATGGTAATTTTTGCACATTCAGCTTCCAAGCGATTAAACATATAACCACTGGGGACGGAGGAATACTTATTTCTCCCGAAAAATATTATCACGATAGAGCAAAAGTAATTCGCTGGTACGGTATAGACAGAGAAAATAATAAAAAAGATTTTAGATGCGAAGCCGACATTGAAGAATGGGGTTACAAGTTTCATATGAATGATATAGCGGCGTCTATTGGTTTAGAAAATTTAAATTACGCTGATGAAATAATTTCTAAACATAGGAGTAATGCGGCATTTTATGATAGAGAGTTATCTAATGTAAATGGCGTGACATTGTTAGAAAGGAAAGAAGATAGACAGTCTTCTTTTTGGATATACAGTCTACTTGTAGAAAATAAAAGCGATTTTATGGATTGGATGAGGGAGTGTAATATTATGGTAAGCCAAGTTCACGAAAGAAACGATGGCCATACTTGCGTTAGTGAATTTAAGAGTTGCTTACCTTCATTAGATAAAATTGTTCCTAAGCTTATTTCTATTCCTGTGGGTTGGTGGGTGACAGAGGAGCAAAGGCAGTATATTGTGGATTGTATTAAGAAGGGGTGGTAATGATTAGTGGCAAATATAAAAACATTCACAAAGGGAAATCAGGAGTCTTGTTTGCAACTGGCCCTTCCTTAAATCAATTTACCCCAAATTTATTAGATGAGCCTTTAGAAGATGTAGTAAAGGTTGGAGTAAATTCATTCATTTACAAAGACGATGTTGATTTGGACTATTATTTTTGTGCTCAAGATGTAGCAAAAGAGCCTAGCGACCACCCTCATAAATCTGATGATGCTCCCGAGATTTTACTTAAAACGCCCCTTTTTGATAAAATCCTTGAGAAATGTGACAAGGTGAAGGTTTTTTGTGCTTATTCTGTGGATGGAAAACGTCACCATGAACTTTTTAATGACGAAGAAATAGAGCGAATGAATGCTGAGACTTACGAGCTTGACTCGCGCCTTGGGGCAAAACGTTTTAGAAAAGACATTTCTTCTGGCCCTTTATTCAACCACAGTATTTCTTTTCCAGCTTTACAGTTTCTATTATACGTTGGCGTGACTAAAATATATTTGGTTGGGTGCGATTCTAGCGGCGGAAAATCTTACTTGATGCCAGAAGCTCCCGCTTGGAGGTTGGCGTTAAATGGATATAAGATTGGTCAGTGGCGTGACTTTAGAGACTTTCGTGAAGAAGAATATCCTGAAGTTGAATTAGTTTCCGTAAATCCGATAGGCTTAAAGGGCATGTTCCGCGATAAGAACAGTAGAGAAGTATATAGTTAAAATGGATACCAAAGATATTGAATTATATAAACAGCTACACTTGCAAAATCAAGACTATGGAGCTAGTGGAGGAGTCTATTTTAAGGAGATAGCAGATTTTATTCTAGACAAAAACCCTAAAGTAGTATTGGATTACGGATGCGGTAAGGGAGCTTTGTCCGATTTAATAGTCAGGTCACAGCTACAAGCAAAAGTCCACAGTTATGATCCTGCAATTAAAGGGAAAGAAACAATTCCTTTAGATAATTATGACATGATTATTACTACTGATGTGTTAGAGCACCTATACGAAGATGAAATAGATTTTATTTTTTCTGACATGTTAAAACTTAAGCCCGTAAGCATGTACCATATAGTAAGTCACAGACTAGCACACGCTATCCTACCTGACGGAAGTAATGCTCATAAGACAGTACAAGCTCCAGAGTGGTGGGCAAATAGAATGAGAGAAAGTTTTTCAGGATACGAAATTGCTTACCATTGTACCGATGTAGGACACTTTAAAGTTTGTAAAAAATGAATTCAATACAAGGAAAAGTCTGGGGCAATACTCGACCATTATTTTTTAAGAATAATGTAGAGATTCATAGAATAGAGACAGCTAAAGGCGGATACTGCTCTAAGCACTGTCACGAATATAAACACAATTTATTTTATGTAGAGTCCGGCAAGTTAAAAATTACCGCATGGAAAAACGATTATGATTTAGTAGACGAAACCATAATCTCTACAGGTGAAGCTACTACAGTTCCCCCTAAAGAATATCACACTTTTGAAGCGTTAGAAGATACGGTTGCCTATGAAATTTATTGGGTAGAGCTTTTAGAAAAAGATATTAAAAGGGAAAATTGCGGTGGAGCATCTTAAAGATTTCAAAAATGTTAATGAGGGTAAGTTTGCAATTTTATTTGCAACTGGACCTTCACTTAACGAATTTACCCCCTCTTTAATTCCAGAGAGCCTTGAAGAATTAGTAAAGGTCGGAGTTAATTCTTTTATTTATAAGAATGATATAGATTTAGACTATTATTTTTGCGCTCACGATGTAGCTAAAGAACCAATCGATCATCCTCACAAGGCGGTAAATGGTTCTAGCATGTTATTAACTGTTCCTCTTTTCGAGAAAATAAAAGAACGCTGTAACGACATGCAAGTGTTCTGTTGCTCAAAGTTAGATGGAAGATATAATATAGAATTTTTTACAGAAGATGAACGTAAAGAAATGAATGGTATTCCTTACGAACTTTCTACCGCTAAAGGTAGCCATAACTTTAGCAAAGATATGGAGTCTCCTTTATATAATCATAGTATAGTTTTTCCTCCTTTGCAGGTTTTGTTATACTCTGGCATTAAAAAAATATATTTGGTCGGTTGTGATTGCGGAGGGGGTAATTCTTATTTGGTATCTAACGTCCCTTGGAGAGACGATATTTACTGGAACTGGATAGAGTTTAAAGAGTTTAAAGATAAAGAGTATCCTGACGTAGAAATTGTGTCCGTAAATCCGAAAGGGTTAAAAGGAGTTTTCGCTTCAGAAATATATAAAGAATAAAAAAAAACGAAATTTTACCCCCCAGAAAAAGCTCTCGCATAAGTGGACGATATACTAAAGATGGCAGAAAAACACGAAAAATATTTTGAGACCGAAAAGGGAAAAAAAGCTTTAAAAAAAGCTAGAAGCGCATATGACAAAAGAGACCCAGAAAGAAGGAGGAAGCAAAAAAGGGATTACATGAGGAGAAAGAGACAAAAGGAGATGGAGGAAAAAGAAAGACTTTGAAGGGTATAGCTTTTACATTTGATGATGATGTATCCACTCATCATGAAATAATTGCTCCCATGTTTGAAAAGTATGGTATCAGTTGCACTTTTTTTATTAATGGTAGTAATTTAAATTTATGGAGGGGAATTCATGGGTATCAAGTCTCTGACATGACTGATGAACAAATCGTAGACCTTTATAAAAGGGGTTTCGAAATAGGCAATCATACTTTTAATCACATCCACATTGCCGAGTCTACCCTTCCTGAGATACGTGACAACTTTTTAAAGACTGAAGATAAATTATCTTCATTAGGGGTAGAGGTAGCTCCCGTTTTTTCTTATCCGGGCTACGTTATAAATAAGTCTAGGGAAGAAATTAGGGGAGCATTAACGGAGCTAGGGTATAAGCTGGGAAGGATTGGATATTTTGAAAAAGCTCCCGGCTATGATCATCATCTTGATAATAACCCCCAGACTTGGGAGAGGGATGAGAGCCATTACTATAAACCTAAAGAAACCGACCCTTTTTTTGTTAAATGCTGCGCTATGTTTTGCGACAACTTATCTTTCGATCTTTTTAAAAGCGCGGTAGAAAATGCCCCAGAAGATTCTTTTTGTATTACTAATGGTCACGTTTTTGCTCGTGATTATGAGATTGAAAAATTAGAGAAAATATGTAAATTTATTAAAGATAATGACATTAAAACGGTCCATTTTTCCGATCTTCCTGCATGAGAATAGCACAAATAGTTAATTTTTACCTTGGGGCTAGAAGAGTTGAAAATCCTTTATATAAAAGCGACCGACTTTTCTTTTTAAAAAAACATTTGGAGGCCACAAAAAGTGTGCCTAATTCTGTTAAGGATTTTATATTTGTTTTCAATACTCATGGACGGGACGCCCTGCTTGACGAAGCTATTGAGTTAATAAGTATTCATACAGAAAATACAAACTGTAATATTACGACAATGGTCAGAGAAAACCTTGATTATTCTTATGGGGCTTGGGATTTTGCACTTAAAGAATTCGTTGGTGAGTACGATTATTCTATCCTTATGGAGGATGATTATATTCCTGTTTCTGAGAATTATGATAAAAAATTTTTAGAACTTTTTGACGAGGACGATATTTTTTATATTTGTCAGTTTTACACGAATCAAATTATAGGAAAGTGGCATTGTGCGATTGCTAACGGGATGATTAAAAATAAGATTTTTGAAGATCATTTTAAAGAGTATAAAGAGGGATTTAATTTATGCGGAGCAGGTGGAGATTATGGTAAAGCAGAGTGGAATCAGTCTCGCTTTTTAGACAGGTATGTTGAAAAGGGGTATAAGATAAAAGATATTACTGAAAAATATTATGTTCCGTTTTTAAATTATAGGTCTTCGATAGTGGGATACGGGAGCTCGGAAAATGAAATTTTATTAGCCCCAATTTGGCCTCCATACTCAGAATGAAAGATAAAGAAGATATCGAAATTCGTGAGATAAAAAAATCTGACGGTAAATTCATTTTAGAGATTAGGAATGATGACTCCACTAGATTTGTACTACATAATTCAGATCAATACACTTTAGACCAATTTAACTCTTGGTACGAAAACGATTCTCCTTATTGGCTTATTGCTTCTTACAGAAAATTAGATTTTGGCTACTTTAGAACGTGTCGCACAGATTCTAAAGATAAAATTAGAATTGGAATGGATATACACCCTGATTTTAGGGGGCAGGGTTTAGCAAGACCTTCTTATCTTAAATTGTTTGACTTTTTAAAAAATAATAATTATAAAGAGGTGGACTTAGAAGTCTTGGAAAAAAACAAAATAGCTCACTCTTTATATTTAAAGTTGGGATTTATTGAAACGAAAAAGTACGTTCTGGAAAACGGTTTAGTTAGCATAGTGATGAGAAGAGACCTGTGAAAGATTTAAAAATCCAAATTTTATTTTTTTATTACGATAGGCCCGAAATGGCTAAGACGTTTGCTTTAAAAAGCGTTTTACAGTCTAGTTACCCTAACTGGGAATTAAGCTTTATTGATGATAGCACAAAGCAAAATGGTAACAAAATTATAGAAGAACTTTTAAGCGAAAACTCTGACTACGTTAACGCTCCGAATTATTATGGAGAAAAAATTAATTTTTTAGATAAAATAAAAGTTTATAAAACGGGTAACATTCGAGAAAATGGGCATTCGATATTTGGAAAATTCGCTAATCAAGCAATGATAGAATCTGACTCAGACATTAGCATTATGCTGTGTGATGATGACGCCTTATTGCAGGACTACTTAATGAATTTAAAAAATTTTTACATTAAAAATCTAGCTATTAAATATTCTTACTGTCACCTTATAGAGTATGATCCAGAAAAAGTTGCTAAACTTAAAGAGATAAGGAGGATTGATGTTGGGGACAGATATCCTGACTTTCCTTTAAATAGGAGCGAGTGTATAAATCCATATTGCAATATTGATAGCACTCAAGTTTCTTGGAGAAGAGAGGAGTTCGTGAAAATCGGAAAATTTCCATATCCACAAACTAGAGATTTGGACGCTTCAATTTATGACGCGATGTTTAAGGCGTGGGGAAATTGTTGCTGGAACGGCTTAACTGGACAATATAAAGGCTGGTTCGACGATCAATTAGGAAAAAGATTAAAAGGGTGGCATAGTGAAGAAGCATTTAACATAAAGGTATCATAATATGAATATACTAGTAACAGGTGGCTGTGGCTTTATTGGTTCTAATTTTATAAATTTAATTATAAATAAGCCAGAAGTTAGTCAAATTATTAATCTTGATTCCTTAACTTACGCCGCCGATTTAGACAACTTAAAAGACGTAAGCTATTCTCCTAAGTATAGTTTGGCAAAATTAGACTTAAGTAGGGGACAAGATGTTAAATTTGTTTTTGAAAAATATAATATAACTCACGTAGTTCATTTTGCTGCCGAGTCACACGTAGACAATTCGATAAAAGGTCCAGAGGCTTTTATTAAAACTAATTTAATAGGAACCTTTAATCTTTTAGAGGTGTGTAGAGATAGCGGAGTTGAAAGGTATCATCACATCTCTACTGATGAAGTTTACGGAGCTCTAGGAGATTCTGGAAAATTTACAGAGCAAACACCTTACGACCCTCAAAATCCCTACTCTGCGACAAAAGCAGGAAGTGATATGCTCGTAAGAGCTTATGGAAATACGTTTGGCTTACCTTTCACGTTATCAAATTGTAGTAATAATTACGGCCCAAGGCAGCATAAAGAAAAATTTATTCCAGTAGTGATAAATTCTATAAGAAATGGAGAAATGATTCCTATTTATGGAAAAGGGGCTAATATTAGAGATTGGATTTACGTAGATGATCATTGTGAGGCAATTTGGGAAATACTTACCAGAGGGAAAGATTCAGAGACGTATTTGATTGGTTCTGATTGCGAAAAAACTAATCTTGAAATGGTTCATAAAATATGTGAAGTAATGGAAGTTAATCCTGACGATTATATATCCTTTGTCGAAGACAGAAAGGGTCACGATTTCAGATACGCAATAGATAATACAAAAATAAAAAAAGAGTTGAACTGGGAGCCAAAAACTGATTTAATATCTGGACTGGAAGAAACTGTAAAGTTTTATAATTATAAATAATAATCGCTATTTAAAAACACTTTTTAAAAAATGAGCAACGCTAGACAAAGAAGAAGACAATCGAGAAAAATTAAGCCCTCTGGCAACGGTAAAATTTTTATTCAGATAGCTAGTTATAGAGACCCTCTCTTAGAGAGCACTATCCAAGACGCTATTGATCAAGCGGATAAACCAGAAAATTTAGTCTTTAGTATTTGTAGACAGTTTCATCCTGACGATAAGTTCGACACTTTAGATAAATGGAGGGGAGACTCCAGATTTAGAATCCTTGATGTTGATTGGGATAAAGCTAAAGGCGTTTGTTGGGCGAGGTGGTCTGTTCAACAACAGTATCAAGATGAGGAATACACCCTACAAATAGACTCTCACCATAGATTTGTCAAAGGCTGGGATACAATTTCTATTGATATGTTGAAAGACCTTCAAAAAGATGGTTACGAGAAGCCTTTACTTACGGGGTACATACCTTCATTTGACCCAGATAATGACCCCGAAGGTAGAGCTAAAGAGCCTTGGGAAATGACCTTCGATAGATTTATTCCTGAAGGGGCCGTTTTCTTTTTACCTCAATCTATTAAAGATTGGAAGACTAGAAAAAAGCCTGTTAGAGCTAGATTTTACTCTGCCCACTTTGCTTTTACTTTAGGTCAATTTTCTGTAGAAGTTCAACATGACCCTGATTATTACTTTCATGGAGAAGAAATTAGCATAGCTGTTAGAGCTTATACTCATGGGTACGATTTATTTTATCCTCATAAAATTATAGCTTGGCATGAGTACACAAGGAAAGGTCGCTCTAAGCATTGGGATGACTCCAAAGGTTGGGGAAAATTAAATAAAGAATGTCATCAAAGAAATAGAGCTTTATTTGGGATGGATGGAGAGGCTCCCAGAAAAGATGGTAAGTATGGATTCGGTACAGTTAGAACATTAAGAGATTATGAAAAATATGCCGGTCTTCACTTTAAGAAAAGAGCCATTCAACAGTGGACCGAAGAACACAAAGAGCCGCCCAATCCAGAAGTTTACGATACTGAAGAAGAGTGGGAAGGTTCTTTCTTGAGGATTTTTAAACATTGTATCGACGTTGGGTACAAGAGAGTTCCTCTAGACGATTACGACTTTTGGTGTGTCGTTTATAAAGATAAGGACGGAAAAGATTTACACAGGCAGGACGCTGGACCAAGAGAAATAGAAAGAATGAAAAATGATCCTGACGGATACTGCAAAGTGTGGAGAAAATTCTTGGCAGATGAAAAAAATCCGCCCGTAAGTTACATAGTCTGGCCACATAGTAAGTCAAAGGGGTGGCAAGAGCAAATCAAAGGAACTCTTAGGAACACTGCTGTAGTTTCGTGATGAGAGAAAACTTTTGTATTACCTCTTTAGTTGTAGGAGAAAAGTATAGAAAATTTTCTAAACTTTTTTATGACTCTTGGGTTGAAAAGTGTGAAGTAGATCGACCTAAGCTTATTCTTGTGGTCGATGACTTGGATTATTATAAAGACTTTGATCATCCAGACTTTACAGCAGTACCCTTAACTAAAGAAACGTATGGTCATATAGATTCTAATAAAACTGTAGGAACTGGAACCGTTTATAAGTTTGACTATTCTTTAAAAAGATTCTGTTTTCAAGCTTGTCTAGATCGTGGTCATGAAAATATCTGTTTTATTGATATGGACATGATAATTAGAGTCTGGGATTGGGACGTTATAAATAAATGTGAGCATGAAGGTTTATGGTGCGGCAGTTGGTATCCAGCTTCAGGTTTTGGGGGTGAGATTCCTAAGAAAGAGGAAGATGTGACATTTACCCCCAAGCTTGAAGCTTTAAAAGATGAAATGGATTTAAGTTTTAGTTGGGTAGATTTTAAAATGCCATTTGAAGCCGCGCTTGTTTTAACCTCTACCAAGGAGAAAATACAAAATTTTATAAATAATTGGGCTCTTGTTTCAGAAAACACCAGAAAATTGGGTCTTCAAATGGAAAATGTATGTCACGAAATTTCCATTGCTGCTGAATTATCTGAAATCAAACAGGGACTTAACCGTGAACTGTTATCCGTTATTTTTCGGCACTATATTATGAGCCACAAGGAGCTATTGGATATATATAAAAGTAAATACGTTGACGAAAAAGCTGGAGAAGGCAAAAAGCCTTCCCCAACTCCACATAATATTTTTTCGAAATGTCCCTTTCGTTCTCCAGAAGCAGTTTCTCACGCTATCAAAGATATTATTCGGGATAAGACGGTTTGTGAGTTGGGGTGTGCTGAAGGAGACAATATGGTGTTTTTGTCACGTTACGCTAAGAAAGTGTTTGGGTTTGATAACAAAGAGGAGAGATATGAAGTCGCTAAAAAAAGAGGTCTAGATATCAGAGCTTTAGATTACAGAAACGAAGATGTTCCTTTGGCTGAAGTTTATTACTTTTGGCCAGACGAAGGCTATAAAGATAATGATTATTTAATAAGAAAATTAATTTCAAATAAAGATTTTAAAGGGGTTATCGTAGTCGCTGCTGATAGTGGTCATACTGGAATTAGACTTGGAGGCCCACATAGAGCAGAATCTATGGTCGTTAGACAATGCGCTGACTATTGGGGTGGAGAGATAATAACAGTTCCTTTCAATGAGGGTGACGGGTACAGGGAAAGTGGTGAATTTATTTTAGCTGTAATTAAATCTGGACCTGCTCTGAATTCTTTAGTTTTAAATGGCTTAAAATGATTCATTGTGATTTAGATTGGAATTGCGGGTGGGGCAATGAAGTAATTCAATATTGTTTTGGTAGATGCTTGGCTGCAGAACTAGATTATTATGTAAAATGCCCCAAGATAAGATATTTAGACAATTCTGGAGATTGGAATTTAGAAGGTAAAAGATTTCATGATCCTGTTTATGAAATTTCAGAAAAAAATCATAAGCATAGAGTAGAAGTAGAAGATTTAAGAAGGCAAACAGATTGTAAATTTATCGTAAGGTCTTTCCTAGAGTATTATCCTTTTTATAAAAATTATTCTAACGAAATTAAGAATGACTGGATGTACATGGATCAACCTTTTTCGAGAGACAACTTAAAAGGTTTAACTTTTAAAATTATTAATTGGGATCATGAGGAAATAAAAAAAGGAAAGAGGTATGATGACAAATACTACACAGACGTCTCTCAAGAGTACCCACGTTATCCTGATGGATGGCATATTGTAGATAAAAATGGCCATAGACCTACTTCATCCACCCCCTTTAGGGTGGGCGATGATAGATTTACGGAAATTCATACCCCTAAAATACATGAGGATGACTTACTTCTTAACATAAGGCTTGGGCCAGATTATACCTATGGGCAGTTTAGGAATAGAAGAGTTTTGTCTGATTATTTTTTACCCCTCTTAGATAAAATTCATTTTAAAAGTTTATTTATTTGTTCTGAGTGGCCCTTTCACGAAATTTTACAACCGCTCTATAAATATAATCCTATTTTTTTATCCCATTCAGAACCGCCAGAGATTAAGACTTTTAATTTTATAAGGCTATTTAATAAAGTCGCTATTACTCAAAGTTCTTGGAGTTGGATGGCCGCTTATTTATCTGAAGCGACAGAAATATATTTTCCAATTACAAGAGATGGCCCTTGGTCTTATGGGCCAAATCAAAAATCTCAATGGAAAGACGTCGGTCATGATTTAATGGTTGATGAAGATAGATATATTTATGTTAATAGTGACGGAGATATAATAGGTAATTATGACGAAACTAGAAAGAAGCTTCCATTTCCCTTATGAAATATTTTAAACAGTACGGAGAACAAAGAACAGGAACTAATTATTTAAAAAGTTTACTTGAGCTAAACTTTGAAGAGGCGACTGTTTTTGCAAGTGTTCTAGGGTGGAAGCACGGGATGTATGAAGTTTCAAATTATAAGGAGAGGTGGTACATGAATAACCTTAAAACCTTTCCCGAATTTGAAGCTGAAAGCCATAAGGATTGGGTTAGAAAAATGTCTAAAGGTATTGATCCTAAAACCGCTAAACCTTTACTAGAAGGACAAGTGCTTTGTGTGGACAATTACGTATTACCTTTTAGCGCGGATGAACTTAATTATGCTTGTGACAACCTTAATTATATTTTTATGATAAAAGATATCTATGGGTTCGTTTATAGCTTTAAAAGGTTTAGGCATAGAAGATTGGATTGGGAAGACGTTTTGAAAAATGGATGGGTTAGACGATGGTGCAATCGTTACGAGCTCAATTACAGAAGGTGGGTGGAGCTTTTTGAGGGTAATAAGGATAATTCGATTTTCATTCAATACGAAGACTTAATACGAGATAAAAATAAAATTTTATCTCAGCTTGAATCTAAATTTAAATTAACTAAAAAACATAAAGGTTATGTAGATGAAGATAAAGTGATTCAAGCATCTACTGACATGGGGTTAATAAAAACCAAGACCCCTTTTGATAAAAATTTTTATCTTAATCGTCGATATATGGATCATTTACCCGACGAAGTAAAAGAAGTTATTGATAATAAATACAATAGCCCGAACTTCCAAATATTACTAAACAAAATCTCTAATAGAGTTAATTTGTCCTAAGAGATTTGGGGTATTCTCACACCTAATATATGGAGTTTTAATAGTTAAAGGGTAATTATTTTCTGTATCAATCCTTACCCCCTCTACCCTCCACTCTGGTAAGATGATATCGTCTACGAAATCGTACCACCCTTTCTTTTTTAAAAAATTATAATAATTATCAACCATTTCCTTTTCTGACTCTATTACGACTTCATAATTTAGGTCTGTTTTAGCGACCATTGTGATAAATCTGAAGTATAAACCTTCAGAGGGTGGATCAGAACTTAATTCTGCAGCAATAATTAAATTTAAATTTCCCACTTAATAATATACACTTATATTAGTGTATTCAATAATATGAAGGTGTTGTTTACTAGTAACGAAAACCCCTCTTACCCATCGGTTAGCATGTTGGCAAAACAACCTGTAGAATTCATAAGAAATGCTGGAGTTAATGCAGAGTATCAATTCAGTGACGATGTTGATTTAAATAAAAAAAAGTATGATGTTATAGTTTTTATAAAATATTGTCATAGAGGGTTACTTAAACAAGCTTCCGAAATGGGAATAAAAACTATATGGAATTCTGCTGGTGGAGCTTTAGTTATGAATAGGGAAACGCATGACTTGCCTAGAAATCACAATGATGAACTTGACGCATTAATATCTACTTGTGACGATTATACCCACCTACTTAGGACTCGAAATGATGCACCTTTTAAATCTCAAATTATTAGGACTATTCACCATCATCATTGTAATTTTGATAATTCTGTCGCCCCTTTTAGAGAAAAAGTTGAAAATATAGGTTATTTAGGTTGCAAAAATCAACTTCATCGCAAGTGGGAGTTTATGAGATTTGCTGAAAGTAGAGATTGCAAATTATTTGATAGAGGGGGGATCGGACTTACAGATACTGAAAAGACGTTAAGAATTTTTAAAGATTGGTATCACAAATTTGATATTGGTATAGTTTTTTATGAAGAGGATTGGTGGGCTGTTGGGGACGAAAAGGGTCACGAAGACAGGTTAATTTGTAGAGCTAATACGAAATCTACAAATAACGCGGCGTACGGTATCCCTACCGTAACCTCCCCTTATAGTTCTTACATAGAGGCTCTTGGAGATACGGGGGCCATTACTGTTGTAAGGAATTTTTACGAAGCTATTCAAGCGTTAGATGAATTAATAAAAGACCCTTCAAAGAGATACGAAATGAGAGAAGCTGCCTTACAAGCTAGGGACCGTTTTCACCCCACGACAATAGCTAAAGATTATATTTCTTTATTTGAGGAAGTCTTGAGCAAGTAAAGTGTAATTATACTATGTGTATAATGACATTATTGTTAACGGTTTGCCCATAATAGTTAGCGGTCATACGGTTGAAATTTACGATTACCTAGATGACGTATCTAATGAAGAAGCTATGATTGTCGTTAGTTATTTATATGAGGAGGGCTTTCTTTCAGGGAATTATGCAGATTACAAAATAATAAGAGGTGACTCATAGTTTTAAAATGATATATTAATCTTATGAGAGTGTTATTTATCTCTGATCACGTTAGAGAATATCCTTCTACTATTTGTATGGCCTTAGAGCCAATAGAATATTTGAGTAGAAATGGTATAAATGCTTCATTTCTAGAGGAGAAAGAGGTTTCAGGAAATGAAGACTCTGCGTTTCAAGATTTAGATATAGTCGTATTTGTTAAAGCCTGTAACGTTCAATTATTAAAAAAAGCCTACAATCAAAACATAAAAACTGTTTGGTACGCGGATGAATCTTTAATGTCTGAGTACGAAACGATGCTAAATAATAAACATTATTTACATTCAATAATTTCTACGTGTGAGCCTTATACAGATAAATGTAAAAGTTTAGGGTTTGTATCTCAGAAATTTCAAACTGTATACCACCATCATTGTAATTTTTTAAACGAAACTCCTGACTTTAATAGTGAAGTAAAAAATGTTGGTTTTATAGGCATGGATGATCAGCTTCATCGTAAAGAAGATTTTAGAACTTTTTTAAATACTTATAATTGTAAATTGATAACTAATCAAAGCGCGGCAGCTTTTAAGATTGATTTATTTTCTACTTTAAGAACTTTAGATTTAGGATTGATTTTTTTAGACAAAGATAAGGATGAGGGGTTAGCTGGTTTTGAAAAAACTTGGGGAGACAGAATGAAGTATCGCTCTAATACAAAAATATCTAATTT